CCCCAGATAGAATCGCAGCGTATATGGCCCTTCCGTGGGCCTCCACGTCTTGCGGATTGGCGGTGAACGGCACTTCACCGATTCCCTCGAAAGTCACCATGGCGTGGATGTTTACTGCGTCCAGCCAACGTGGGTTTCTGATCCGCGTCCATCTCATTTTACGTCACTCGCTGGAAAAGGGTCGCGGAGTCAGGGGTGTTGGCGTCTCTGTTGACTACATATCCCATGCAGCGCCAAGTTCCGGCAGGTTTTTGACCGCTATTGTAGTTTGCGGCGCAAGACGAGTAGATGAGAATGGAACCGTCCACTACCACTCCGGGTTGAACGGTTGCGATTGGAGCGGCATTATCCAGAACCGCGAAAATGCCATAGGAACCGACTCCGCCCAGACCGACCTGAACCAACGCCTGGTTGATGTAGTTGTTGTAGTTCCCGGCGTGGATGACTGGGTAGGCGTTTGCCCCCAGGTTTCCACCACCTACTTTGAGAACGTTGTCGGTATCCAAGCCGAAGTTGACGAAGATACTTCCACCACGCTCGAAAGTGACTGCGGCCGCTTGCCCTGAATGCGCGCCATTCTGTAGGTTGATGGCACCAACTCGACCGGACGAAGCGATGCCGCTACCAGTACCCGAAATGCGGTTGAAGATCATGTTGCCGTTGGTGGCGTTCGCGGCGTTCAAATCCACTTTCGTCGCCGGATCAAAGTTTCCGGATCGCCAGACGGTTTGGCCGTTCCAGGACGGCGCGGTCGGGTTGGACGCCCAAAGATTCATGATGTTGCTGGAATCGGCGATTTCCCTGGAGTTGTTGCCGAGCGATCCGCCGCCCCATTTCAGCTTGTTGTCGGTATCGATGCCGAAGAACGCGCCCCAGTTCCCAGGGCGAATAAACGCGATCACAGCAGGCTTAGCAGATGGCCCAGTCGGCGAGTTATAAATCGTCAGGGGCGCCTGGGAATAGTCGGACAGAGACGCGATTGGTGCAAACGGCAGGGTTCCGCTGAATATCGCAGTGCTGCTAGTCTCCTGCGTGCCGGCTTTGATGGTTAGCTTTGTGTTCGGGTTGAAGTTCCATTCACCCCAGAACCATTGACCTCCCCAAACAGGAGCGCCAGACATTCCATTGACGTGATTCCGAATATTCGACTCGTCAGTGACCACATAGGAGTTATTGCCGAGCGACCAGCCTGCTCGCTTCAATTGGCCGTCCTTGTCCATTCCCAAATACCAGCCGGTTTGGGAGTTGTCGAAGTAGATGGCCGCAGGCTCGCCACCCCCTCTACCGAAGATTTGAAGAGCTGCGTTTCCATACGATGCAGTTGTGGAGCTGGAGCCCCAGGTGTTCATATTTCCGGTATTGCTGGTGGTATTACGAATTCCGGTCGGCCCCGAAATATTGTTGGTAGTACCGACAGTGAGCTTGGTGGCCGGATCAAAGTTTCCGGAGTCCCACGGAACATATTGTCCAGCAAACAGAGGGCGATTGTTGAATATGACGTTCGTGGACGCCCAGTCCCATCGCATGACCTGCGAGCGATAAGAGCCGTCCGGGTTGGTGGTATTGACTGCGATAACCGCGTTGTTGTTGGCGTCCACACCTTGTGCGAAGGTGAATTTCCAACCGGGCTGATCGGCAGTTGTGTTCTGCCAAAGGGGGCCAGAGTTCGCGATGTACGCGAGGTTTTTCGCAACATCCAGTCGCGGCTGGAGGAATGTAACATTCGACCTGCTGAACAGGATATCCTGGGTAGGACCAGCGGACCCCTGGCGAGAATAGAACGCCATCGACCCATCAGCTTCAGAGATAAAGCGATAGTCGAAGTCTTTGGCGCGGTTGTTGTTGAAGTGGAAATCGATGAAAGGACGAGCGTCAGACAACTCCAGATTGGCGAACCACGGTGTGGTGTCTTGGATGGCGACGTTCGGCTTGTTGACGACGTCAGCCCAGTCCACTTCAGTCAACTTTTGGGACGCGACATAGTCCTTAACCTGTTTCCAGCTGGGAGCCTGATAATCTTGATCGGCGTTGCCTACTTGGATGCGCGGCGCGCCTGCGAGAATCCTCCAACGGTCGCCGGTGGCGTCGAATACAAGCTCAGCAATGAGTCCTTGACCGAGTTCTCCACCAGTCAACGGGAAGTTTGCCGCGCCGACGATGGCCTTGGCGCCAAATCCGGAGACGTTGATGGTGGAGGCGCCGGTGTTAACGGTGTTGAACTTGACCCGAAGGATCATGCCGTCCACCAGGCCGCCTTGGAGCTGCGGAACGAGCGTCAACGTGTAAGCGTTCGCCGAGCCAGCCGCGACCCCATAGGTCACACGGCCTTGTTGGAGGGCCATGACATTTACTGCGTACATCCAGTTGGTCCAGGCCCCGGCATTAAGCCCGCGCACAGCGACGTTCCCGACGCGGTCAGTGTAGCGTTGAACGCAGAATGTATTGGACCCGGATATCCAGGATTTCGCCTCCAACATTCCAGCTGCTGCACCAGCCGAAGCGGGATATACGGGGGCGTTCTGAGAAGCGACGACCACTGAATCAGAGAAGAACTCCCACGTCCCATTCAACAGGTCATTGAAGTTGCGGCCGGTCGTGATGACTTCTCCGCCAGAAGATAGGCCTGGGCCTCCAGCTGGCATCGGTATGTTGGAGCGCATCACCGACCATGCGGGTTGTTCTTCCCAAGTCGTGCTGCTGAGAGGGTCGCTCGCATTGGCATTCACCATGGAACGATAACGCCGCATTATGCCGTCATTGCCGACTCGCACGACTTCTGCATTCTGTTCGTAGCCGCCAGGCATGCCCTGAAACCACGGCGGCGCCATTTGCCGCTGCCAAGCCTGTGCGTTCTGGGTCGCGATGAAGAAGAGTTGGTTTTGAATTTTCCGCTCGACCGCTTTGGCCTGCGGGTTGTTCGACGCCAGACTGATTTCGTAGTCCGGCGTGTAGCCGTCGCGAAGGTTGGCAAAGCCAGTGGAAGAGGTCTGCGGGATCGGGTCTTTGTCGCCCTGCGCAGCAAACGGACTGGGTATCAGTTCGGGTGTGATCACGTCATTACTCCTGAATGACTTTTACATCGCAACCGGCGCAAGTCGGCATGATACCGACCGCCCGGTCATTCATGAGGTTGATCAATTGCGGCGACAAATTAAGCGCCGGACCAACTCTGTATTCTAGCTTGAACGCCCCACTAGTGGGTAGGCCGATGTATGCAGGGCTGGACAGATTGAATGTATCTTGAGTCCCATCCCCTACTGCGAATCTGGCCGGCTCGGTCGCAGACCCACCTTTCCAGTCTCCAGTCCAATACGCTTCTACTCCGGTCGGAAGAGGCTGTGTGAACTTGACCGTTCCGGTCTGGGCGCTCTGCAGAACGTAATCGGTGATGGTTACGGGCGTTCCGGTAGTCTCCAAGTATCCGGTTGGAGTATCACCCAGTTCGATCTGAGCGCCCCAGATAAGCACATCAATCGCCGCGCTGGAATTCGAATCAATCCAGCTGAAGTTGGTTTCTGCCGGAGCGATGTAAGCCGCGCGGAACGAAGAGCTGACGGTCTTGGTCGTGAGAACGCAACGCCACCAGCCATTCTCCAGACGAATCATTCGGGCGCTTACCACGCTGCTGTCCAACATCTGATCGCTGATCACGTGCCCGGAATCCAGGTCGAAAACGGCATCGGCTCGACTGGGGAAATCGGCAGCCGACTGAATTGCAATGAAACGGGTGGAGCCGGCTTTCGCGAAGAACGAGAACGTTACAGTGCTACCGGACCCCAGCGGCCCATCTATCGGCGCGGAGACGTAAGCGGTACTCCCGGCCGGCTTAGTAAGCTTGCACACCGTAGCGGAGCCGTCCGGGGCCGTAGCGGACGCCGTTTCGACCGTTACCGGAAGACCGCTCGCGGCCGGATCGACTCCCGGCCAATCGGCGTCGCTGGCAGGGGTCGATGTCAGCACATGGTTCGTTCTGGGCGAACTGGACAACAGCATCATACCTTCCCAATCTTTCCGATATATGGCCAAGTTCTCCACAGGGCCATCCTCGCCGGTTGAGTCCATGAGATAGAAGTACAGACCGGTCGCCTCGTCCCACGGCTCATCATCATTGAATATGTAGCGAAGCATGCGATTGATATATGCAATCGAGCCGTTCGAAATCAGCGCTACATATCTTAGCTGAAGCACTTTCCTGATTTCGTCCAAGTTGAGAATTTCGGCATTGCCGCCACCGTAGAAGTTGCCGCCCGGCGATGCGTCTGCCGGTGGCGGAACTTGTGTACCGCTATAGATGAAGTTCTGGCGTAGCCGACCGAATGCCCAAGAACTGTTTTTTGGATATAGGCCGAATCCTTTCGACGGCGTGCCGAGGATGATGCACCACACCATGAGGCCGAACGGGTTGGCGGTCTTCAGGTTGAAAACGTCGCGCTCCCAGTTAACCCAAAACTGACGACTGAAACGGTCATACCATTGAGCTTTTCGCTGAACCAAGCCGGTGATCCCAGGGGCCTGGTTATGGAGCCACTTCAGCGCCTGTTGAATATCAGAATTGTACGCGGGCAGAGTCATACGAAAGTCACCCTAACGTTGCCAACCGAAATGGTAGCCTGACCGAATGCGCTCATGACGTACTCAGGCGAGAAGTCGCCGGGGGCCGGGGCCGGCGATCCAGCCGGGACGCAAGCCACCTGGCATAGTTTAATGTAGATTCCGGGAATCTCGCGAGCGATGGCCCCGGCCACTTCAAAGGCAGACAGACTCGCGCCGACGACCAATCCCTCTTCGCCCTCCACTTTCCCCTGGGCGTAATTTACAACTGCGTTTTGGATTGCTTCCGGAGCGACCGAGGAAGAGCCTTGCTGAACGGTGACGTTTACATATCCGTCATACATGATCGGAGTAGTCCACTTCACCACATACTTCCGACCGGAT